GAAGTCACGCAAAACCTGGTCGACGTCGGTATCGTTGAAGGCGCCGATATCGCCCGCGACCCGGATCATCTCCGTGGACAGGTTGGCTGCCTCAGCACGGACAAGCCCCATCGGCACCAGCATGTCCTGCACGCCGGCAGCCAGGCCGCGCATCTGGGTGATGGTCAGCGGAATGGTCTTGCTCAGTTCGATCAGGCGCGCGTTGGCCTCCACGACGGATCCGCGAAACACGACTTGGAACTTGCTGGCGGTTTCCTCGGCGGCCACGGCCAGGCGGATGGAGTTGGCAGTCATCGCGGACAGCGCTGCGGTGCCGACCGTGATCATGCGGCCCAGCATTCGGCCAGTGGCAGCTGAGCGCTCGGCAAGCAGGTCCGAGGACTTGCTGGCCCGGTTACTGGCCCCGGTCATCTGGTCGAGGTTCTTCGTGGCGCGCACTGCGCCCGTCGAATCGATCGCAAAGCCGAGTTTCGCAATGTCAATCATTTAGCGGTTCCCCATCAGTTTCCTGGCACTTTCCCGGGCTTTGGAGCGCGCCTCTTCGATCCGGCGCTTGCGCTCGCGGCCTTCGGCAAGGGCCGAAAGGTATGCGTCGTCGACGCAGATGATCAGCTCCACGTCCTCCGGCGAAATGAAGGTGCGCGTGAGCTCTGACCAGTTGCGAATTTCGGAGTAGGCGATCGGGCTGATCCCCTCGAACCCCGGCCGGCGCCGGGAGTTCAGCTTCCAGAAGAAGCTGTAGGGCCGTTCACCCGCGGCCGGGATGTCCGGCTCCTCGGGAACCGGATCATCGAAGTGCAGGGCATAGTCGAGATCCGAGATCTCGACCGGGCCGTTGATGCCCATCACGGTCTGGCCCCACTTGCCGTGCCAGCGGACGTGCCAGGCTATGGCGTCAGCGAGCTGTTCCCCGAGTTCTCGAAAAAATTCTCATCCTCGAGGAAGGCGCGCGAGAAAAACTCGACCATCCACGGATAGTCCTTCAGCCACTTCTTCAGGGTGTCGTACGTGTAGGCCGGCTGTTCACCGTCGAACACCAGCTTGGGATCGGTCCATGTCCAGCCGACCACTGAGGCGAGGATCAGGTCGCGGGAATGGGCGCGCTTTTCGAGCAGGGAGGGTTCCTTGCCACGGCCGCGCTTGGGCTGATTCCGGGCGTCGTAATCGCGGGTGACTTTCTGCACTTCGTCGGAGTGGCGGGAGCGCATCTCGAACACCAGGCCGAGTTCCTCGCCGGTGCCCGGGTGCTCAAGGTTGACGAACGCATTGCGGGGAGTAAGCGTGCTGATATCCATCATTCATTTCCTCATTCATTGACGACATTGCAAAAAAAAGCCCCGCCGAAGCGGGGCACAGGGTTTCCGGACAGGCCGGTCTTACGGGGTCGGTGCTTCCACCACCACCGGGACCTGGTTGTTCCGCGCAGCGAACGTCAGGTGCTGGTTGTCCTCGGCGCCGCCCATCGTGTAGACGGGACCACCGACGGGACCGCGCCAGTACAGCGTCTTGCCGTTCGGCCAGAGCACCTTGAAGGCGTAGTTGTTGGTGTTGCTGGGCGAGCCAGCAGCCTTCAGCGCATCCATGCCGGCACTCTCGCGGTCGCGGAACTCCAGATCCGGAGCGCCGCCGTTGCTCTGCCCCTTGCTGAAGCAGATCACCTGGTCATCCCAGGCCGGGTCTTCGGTCATGTTGGTCTCGATGCCAACGGTCCCGTGATTGACGAGGCCGGGAACGGGGATCCATGACACACCCTCGAAACCGGACAGGTCCAGGTCTTCATTTTGGGCCGACTGCGAGATCGAGAACGTGCCCAGGATATTCGTGATGCCACATTCGCTCATGGCTTGATACCTCCAGTAAGGTTGATGTTTTCCGGAAAACCCGTCACCGGGGCATCATTCATTTCATTCGGTTCGTTCAGCTCAGCCCGATGTAGTGCAGCGTTACCGGGATGAAGAGTTTGTTTCCATCGTCCACGAAGGACGGGCCGCGGGTGCCGCGCTTGAGCACGCGGACGTCGCCGAAGGCTGTGCCTTTGGCGAACCAGGCGATCAGGGCGTCAGCCAGTTCCGATGCCGGCTTCTCGCCGGCCCCTGGCCGGTAGCCGACCAGCAGCTGGAAGAAGCCGCGGTCCAGAGCGCATTGGGTCGCGTCCCAGGTGTCGTCCTGCGGCTCGTTCGGGAACAGGCTGGCCTCGATCCACAGTCCCGTTTGCGGCGGCACCTGGTTGAGACCGGGCCACAGCACCGGCACCGGCGGCGTGTAATCGAACGCCAGCAGCCGTTCCAGGGCAGCTTGCAGAATCTCTGTGCTCAAGCCGCCCTCCTGAAAATCTCGTAGTTGTCGGCATACTCACCGAGCCAGCGGCGCAGCATCCCGGTGGTGTCCGGTTCGCCGAAGTTGGAGCGGTGACCGACACCGATGCCGGCCCGTCCGGGCAGGCCCTTGATGCCTATCGTGTTCTGCGTATCGAGCAGCCGCTTGGCACCCCGGAATTTCTGCCAGAGGTCCATGTCGATGCGTCGGCTGCCGCCCTTGCATACTTCGCGCAACAGGGCGACCGCTGGACCGCGCAGGGCGGTGCAGGCCAGCGAGGCATGACCACGGCTGCCCATCACGCGCCAGCGACTTGTGGCGACGTTGTAGTAACGCGACGGCGCCTCGCCCACCAGGTCAGCCGTGTGCATGGCTTCGACTGTCGCCTGCAGGTAGTTCGGCAGGTAGGCGTCGTCGTCCTCGAGGATCAGGATCGTGGATCCATCCGGGACCAGCTCGAGGCCGGCCAGCAGGCATTTGGCCTGGGTGTTCATCCCGGGCTGCCAGCGCCAGGCAGGTCGGATGACTTCGGTCTCAAAGCGGGTCTGCGGGATCCGCGAGGCGGGATCCACGTCTTCGACCACGATCCACTTGGCCAGGCCGGTGTACGTTTGTGCGTCCAGGTACTCGCCCAGCAGCGCCAGGCCCTCGGCCCGTCCGCCAGTTGGGGTGAGCAGGTAAATCATTTCTGCCACGCCAGCGCCAGGCGTTCGCGGGCCGTTTCGATGTCACCCTGCGACCACTCCAGCCGCACCGGTTTGCCGGCGAGCCATTCCACCGTCTGCCGGTGGCGCACTCGCTGCGCGTCGTCGAGCACCAGCCAGCCGCCGGATTTCAGCAGCGACCAGCCAAGCCGGGCGTGTTCGTGCCGCAGCTGCGCCTCGCTGTCCACCAGCACCAGGTCCGGGGCTTTCGGGATCCGCCGCTGGTCGATCGCAAGGCGGATATCCCAGTCGCAATCGACCCCGACCATGCTGTCGCGGGCCAGCTGCAACCACTGGGCGCTCGACTCGATGCTGACCAACTTGCCGCAGCGATCGGCAAACCAGCGCGAGGACCAGCCGGCCCCGAACTCCAGGACGTAAGACCGGGGGGAGATCCGCGCTTCCATGAAGCTCAGGACCGACTGGTTCAGGCAAATCCGGCGCTCGGTCATGCGATCAACTGCCTGACGATGTTCTCGGCGTTGTGGTTGTCCTCGACGTGCTCGCGCAGGCTGCCGATGTCCATCGCCTTGCGGATCGCGGCCTCGATGCTGCGCTCGGTCGGAATCACGCCACCGCGCCCGGAATAGTTGCGCATCATGGCGCCGGTCGTGTTCGTATCCAGGAGCGGGCCCTGGTAGGCCTGGCGGTGGTCCAGGATCACCACCGGGGCGCCGCAGGCCATCGCCTCGAGTGCTGCGCGGCCGGAGGCCAGCACGCAGACCGATGTCTGCAGGGCTTCCCTGGCGCTTTCCGGCCCGGCGTTGTGCACATGGCGGAATTCCAGTCCCATCTTCGCGGCAATCCCCGGCAGGCACTCCAGCCCCTTACGGTGGCTGAAGCGGGTCACGAACCGGCGTTTGCCGTCCCCGGGATGCCAGAATTCCAGGTCAATGGGCTGGCGCACGATCGGGCCCTTGCGGCGCCACCAGTCGCGCACGCCCTCGGAGGTGAACCACGAGCCTTCAATGGGTCGTTCGTCCTCGACGATGCCGTGCGATATGGCCACCACCCGCGCGCACTGGTCGACGAAGCGGCCGGTGTAGTGCAGGTTGGCGAGGATGCCGAGGTCGTATTGACCGGTCGGGTGGATCTGCGCATCGCCGATGACCGGCGAATGGCCCATCTCGGCGAGCTGCAGGGCCACGGTTCGAACCCATGTCTGGACTCCGCCGTCTTGCCGGCCCGATGCCCCGGGCCTGCGCTTGCTGGCAATCAGGACTTTCAAGACGCACAGATCCGCAGCACTTCGTACTCGCCGGGGATGTGCCGCCAGCGGTTGGCACGGCGCCGGCCGTCAATCTGCCCCACCCTACCCTTCCCGAAGTCGATCAGCACCAGCGGACCGGTCATCCGGCGCGGTTCCTGGTCGGTTATCAATTCAGGCACCAGGAGCGCGAGAGCGTCCAGGTGGCGTCCTACCCTCTCATGCGACCACGTTTCGCGCACCACGGGCAGGAGATTGCCAAATTGAGGCCAGTCCACGCCGTATCGGTCAGCCCATTCATTGGAAAGCCTGCGAATGACAGCCATTGCATCGTGCCGGTCTGAAAAACAGGTCAGCACCCGTCCCCAACTTACAGGCTCCGCCATGTGTCCGGTCTGTCCATCAAATCATTCCATGTCATCAGCGGCTGGCCAAAGTCGGAGACGGTATGTATCGCCTTGCCCATCCTTGCGGTCCACTTGTCCCTGTACCTGTCCGGCCAGCCCGGGGTGGAGTAGTAGGCGCAGGTTTCTTCCCACTGCTCCACGGAGATGCACTTGCCGTAGTGCTTCACGTACATGGGAGCGCGTTCAATGCGTCCCGCAGTCAAGGGGCAGCGGTTGCCGTCCCCGATGAACCGGGAAGCCGACACCCGAAACAGGATGAGAATGTCTCGGTATTCAGGCCCCCACATTCTGGGCAGGCTGGCCAGTTCCCCGTCGAACGGTGCTTGCTTGTGCTCGGTCAGGTAGCCGTCAAACAGCCGGAACGTGTAGCCGTCCGCAGTGAACTCTGGGAATTTGCCGTGCAGCCGTTCATCCGCGTCAAAACAAAGCGCCCATTCGTACCCAAGCCTTCGCGCTTCTTCCAGCACAATGGCTCTGTGCCGGGTTTCCTCGGGCCTGCGTACCTTTGCCCACTGCGTGCCCTGAATCACCGTCAGGCGGTCCCCGGCGACCTTCTTAGCAATCGCCACGGTGTCATCGGTGCTGGCATCGTCGTAGAGCACGATATGCCGGCAGCACTTCAGGTAATGGGCAATGGTGTCAGCAATAATCAGGGCCTCGTTACGGACCCTGGTGATGCCGCAGATCAAAGCTTAAAAAAGGCCTGTTGCGATTCCTGCCGCCCCTGCACTTGGGCCACCGCGTACGCCGGCAGGGACAAAGTGATAAACGTCATATGCGAGTTGGCAGTAAAGGAAAAACCCGCTCAACGCGGACATGAAAATGAACAGGCCTGTGAGAGACTGCCGTTCCCACATATTCATGACAACGAAGAGCACAATTCCATCCACCATCAATCAATCCTCTGTGCATACTGTGCTACGAAGTCTTCAACCGTCATACGCCGGAAACACGTCAGCGCCGTTTCCCGTGACAGGTTCACCACGTCGATATTCATCCGCCGCAGGTCTTTGGCGGTCTCGTTCATGGCCTTGAGCCAGTGCCGCCAGTTCTGGGCATTGCCCAGTCTGACCTTCTCGTTGTGCGGGTGGTCGCCGAAGAAGTGCGTACGTCCCCCGGTCAGCGAATGGTCAAAGCCCAGCAGGCCGATGCGCTTGGCACCGTGCTCAGCCCAATACTGGACCATGTGGTGGCCACCGTTGCCGCCGGTCCGGGCCCAGCCAGAGGGTCGCCAGCGCTGCACGCCGTTGCCGCTGTAGCCCATGCTCAGGCGCTTGCCCTTGTACCACTGGAACTTCGGTCCGTAGGTGGACCACCAGGGTGAATCAGCCGCGTAATGTATGTCTGCCCAGGGTGCGAACACCGCCGCGTTGTTCACCGCGATCGCCGGGCCGATCCCGCGAATGGCGTCACAGTCTGCCCGCGCCAGGGAGGGCCCCGACGCGATCACGAAGTGCCACATCAGATCCGCTTGCTGACCTGTTTTGCTACCCGCTCCACGATATCGGTCCAGAGCTCCGTTGCCCCGCGCATGAACCCGTCGTGATACTCGCGGGGAACTGCGTAACTCGCGGTCCAGCCCACGAAGAAGGGCGTGCCGTCGTTCGGATCCCACTGCAACAGCCCAGCCGCGATCGAGGTGATCTCGAAGTCGTAGGACGTGTCCGGGTCGCCTTTCGATTGGCCGGAAGGCATGGACCCAACCTTCCCCACGATACTGGCTCTCAGGAATCCGGTATCGACCCGCATCCTGCCGCCCTTCGCGCGCGGGGTCTGGGCGATCTCCACAGTTTCCTGCACGGCGGTCCGGGCGGTGGCGCGCATGCGCTTCTTGTAAGTCGCGACGTAGTCGGAAACCTGCAGACCGAAATCCTTAGCCATCAGGCCGCGAGCTCGACCGCCACAAAGTCGATCTTGTGCTTGACGATGCACCGGCAGTTGATGACATCGCCGGCGCCCGCCCCGAGACTGGTGTCACCAGGGTGCATCATCAGCGCACCGTCACCGGTGACGAAGGGTTCATTGAGTCCACGGTTCTGGCCCTCCATGCTCGCGTGCGAGGGCCGCGTGCGGGCATCCATCGTGGCGTCCCAAATGCGCTCGATCGCGCTCGGCGGCGCCAGTCCCTGGTCGACCACCTGGCGCAGCGACTCGTCGCTCGCCTCGTTCAGGCTGGCTAGCGCTTCGGTGCGGCCGATGGTGGTGCCACGCAGTTCCAGCAGCCGATCCTCATACCGCCCGACGATGCGGTTGATGTCGGTCTGTGGGAGCGCCGTTTCCGTCGCGATCGCCTTGCGCACGATGCTGTCGAACCGCCGATCGCGGCGCTGCCGCGTGAAGTAATTACTGTTCAGGTTCTCCAGCTCGCCGCGGGCGTTCATGGCCGCCTGCGCCTGCGGGGCGTTGAGTCCCACGATACCGCCAGCCCTGCGCCCCGTCTGCGGGGAAACACGGCCAACGATATCCAGCGCCACGTTGCGCGGGTTCCTGCCAGTCACAAGGCCAGCCTGCAGCACTTCCTGGATGGCTTCGCGCTGCTCTGCGTTGATCAGGGTGACCAGCTGGCTGGAGTGCTGCCGCAGCCAGGCCTCGGCGCGCGGGTTGCGCCAGTCGAAGTCCATGCCGAAGCGAAACGGCACATCAGCCGCCACCGTGGCAATGCCGGCCTCGATGTAGGAATTGCGGATGGCCTCAGTCATCTGCGTCCAGGATCCGGGACGGAACCCGGCGGCGCGCAAGATGGCGGCCTCGTCGCCGGCAGCGACCGCACGCTCGAGGGCGGCGATCTGTGCACGGTCGGTGATGTCGAACACGTCCGCCATGTAAGCAGCACGGATCGACTCCTCCAGGCGTTCCAGCAGCTGGAGGATCTCGCGCCGTGTGGCTGGCATCAGATTTGACTCAGGTAGGTTCCCAAAATCCGGCAGACTTCTTTGGGCGTGAAGCCCTCGGCTGCCAGTGCGTCAGCGTAGATTCGGCACATCTTGGCAATCGGTGGTGCCACCCGTGCTAGCGTGACCAGCCCCTCCTCGAGCACGTCGCGGTGCTTGTTCGGGAGGTCGACGATGCGGGGCTTGTCGTTCATTCGGGCACGTCCGGCTTCATGTCCTGCACCACGAAGGTGGCGCGGTACATCGTAACACGCTCGGATTTGTGACCGTCGTAGTAGTAGTGCCCGACGTGCGCCACCTGGTAGCCCAGCAGCTTGCCGTCGCGCGTGAACAGCACGCCCTGGCCGTCGACGTTGCGGACCACCAGGTCCAGCGTCTCCACGCCCGGGAGCTCAATCACTTCTGGCTTCATTTCATCATTACCTTCAGGAATCTCGCCGGCGTCATGCGCGGGAAACAGTCGATCGCGGTATCGCGTGACAGGTTCACCACCTCCACGCCGCGCTCCGCCAGTTCCAGCGCCGTCAGCGCCATGTAGCGCGCCCACTTCTCGCAATGCACCTTCGGCGCGTTGCCCATGTTCGGCGGGTGGTTACCGTGAAAATGCGCCTTCCCGCGGCTGTGCTTGAAGTCAAAGCCGATCAGGGCCAGCTTCTTCCAGCCCTGGTCCACGCGGTCCTGGATGGCCATGTGGCCGGAGTTGCCACCCATCCGCTGCCAGCCGCGGCTGTGCCAGACCCGCACGCCGTTCCCACGGAACGTCCGGCTCACCCGCTCACCCTTGTACCAGCGGATCTTCGGGCCGTAGTGGATCCACCAGCTCGAATCCGCCGCGAACAGCGTGTCAGCCGTGGGCGTGTAGAAGATGCCGCCACACACTGCCACGCAGTGGTCGAAGTGCGGCCGCAGCAGGTCCACGTCCTTGCGGCGCAGGGAGGGCCCTGCGGCCACAAGCAAGCACCAGCTCATTCGTAATCGGCTGCGATACGCTCCGCTTCGGTCTTGCGGACGGGCTTATCCGTTGCGGCCATGCCGTTCACGAAAACGCTGAACCAGCTGCCCGTCCTATGGAATTCCACGCCCTGGCCGGTCAGCCCCTCGGGCAATTTCGGCACGTCGCGGGTCTGCGCGCTGTTCACCGGCAGCGGCTTGGCCTTGCCGTCGAGCACCTTCAGCCAGCCCTTGTGTAGGGCCACTGCAGTGCTACCGTCCTTCTTCAGCCGCTCCACTTCATCGCTGGTCACGTTCAGCTCACCGCCAGGCGGGAGCACCACGAAGTCCGACAGCGGGATCCCGCGCTCGCGGCGCGATGCGTTGACCAGCTTCATGGCGTCCATCCGTAAGGCGCGGCCAGGTCCTGGGCTTCCTTCTTCTTCAGATAGCCCTCGTGCGCCTGGATGCCACCGACAGTCACCGTCCACCGACCGCCGCCCTTGTGCTTGACCTCGACCGCTTTGGGCTCGTCCGGGCGGCCCTCGGGAATGTCCTGATCGTCCTCGACCTTGATGAACCCGGAGGCCAGCACGCGCTTGAAGTAGTAGCCGCAGGACTCGATTTGCCGGTCAGTGACCAGCGCCTCGCCGTAGGGCAGCAGGTAAATCCCTGGGTCTCCGGGGATGTTGCGGACCCGCTTTTGCAGATTGGTGATCAGCTTCATGTCAGTGCCTCATTCATTTGCGCAGTTGAACGTCGTACAGGACCGCAATCCCGGCTGGCTTCAGGGGCTTCACGTTCACCACCTGCAGCAGGTCAGCACCGACGGTGATGGTGTCGGCCAGCTCCGGGACGACGCTCCCCGCTTCCAGCATCAGGAACACGTCGTCGTTTTGGATCAGCGTGCCGTCGCGATTCTTGATGTCCACCGGGTACTCCACGGCGGTCAGCAGGTAGTCTGTGGACTCGCCCAGTGGATCCCAGGGAACCGAGCCTGGAGGACCAGCCTTGTGCAGCGTCACCTGGAAGCCAGCGGCGCCGTGGGAAACGTCTCGGACGGATGCCAGCCCCGCCTTCACCTCGGCGGCGATCGCGTTCCAGTTCTCGCTCATGCCCGGGTCAGGAAGTGACCGACAGAGCGCAGGATGCAGCCCAGCAGCTCGTTGACCTTCGTGATGGTCGGGGTCAGGGTGCCGGCCGACGCGCTGGTCGCCAGCGGATCCCACTCGACGGAGCCGACCTTCGTCAGTACCTTCGCCTGCGCCAGGACCACGTCCGGGGTCAGGCTGCCCGGGGAGGTCAGCTCGCGGAAGGCCAGTTCGAACTGTGCCTTCTTGATTTCCGGGGGGATGGTCTCCGGGTCGATTTCATCGCCCTCGCAGTCGTAGGCGTCCACCCGTGGCCACTCCAGGGCCTGTTCCCGCCCGTAGACTTTGGTGCCGGGGAAGCGCTTGCGGTATCCGCCATCGAGCGCCTGGCAAGCCCTGCGCATCGCCTGATCTCGTTCATCGTCGGTGTAAGTCGACTCCAGCCACGTCGACTGCCCGATGGCATCGGCGTAGTCCTCCGCCTCCTCGAGCGTCCCGTAGGAGTCGGAGTCAGCCCCGCCGATTTCAGTGTCAAGCGCCATTGAGTTCTCCAGAAGGACGGGGGCTTGCGCCCCCGCCCATCAGGTCTTAGCTGGTGACGGTCAACTGCACACCGGCG